GGTTGGCGGGTGTTCCGACACGGCGGCTATTGGTTTAATGGCTCGATTTGCGGTCTGTTTGCGGCTGATTTGTACAACACTTCGTCCAATTCCAACACGTACATTGGCTCTCGCCTGCTTTATATTCCCTCCTGAGGGGGTGTGGGGGATTCCCTCCCCCACATAAGCAGGTGAAAACGCCTATGTAACGCTACAGCAACACACTAAGGCGAACAGTAATAGCGGGTGTTCCAACACGGCGGCAATTGGAATAATGGCTCGATTTGCGGTCTGTTTACGGCTAATTTGAACAACACTTCGTCCAATTCCAACACGAACATTGGCTCTCGCCTACTTTTGTTAAACGGTCTATCCATCAAAATACTGTCTCGCCGTACCCATTGGTAAAAAATAGTTTGGAGGGATAGGGTTAGTAGGTTCACTCTCGAAAGCCCTATAAGAAACAAAAGCACATGAAAAGGTTTGGCTTTCTCTATGAAAAGGTGGTGTCGGTCGATAACTGTCGGCTGGCTATCCTTAACGCTTCTCAGAACAAGAGGAAGCGGAAGATGGTGAAAGATGTCTGCGACAACTTGGAGGACTACGCAAAAGACCTGTCCGAACGCTTGAGTCGCATGGACTTTCTCTCGCCATACAAGACTCGTTTCATCAAGGACGATCTGTCTGGAAAAGAACGAGAACTACAAATCCCGGCGTTCTACCCTGACCAATGCGCACACCACGCCATTATGCAAGTCCTCAAGCCTATCATTGAACGGTCTTCCTATCATTGGAGCTGTGCCAACATCCCGAAGCGTGGTATCGACCATGCTTCCAAGGGTGTGGAGAGGGCTACTGTCAGGGACAGAAAACACGCCAAGTACTGCGTGAAGATGGACATAAGCAAGTTCTACCCGTCCATTCCTCACGGCAAACTGAAAGCCCGTCTGCGGGAGAAAATCAAAGACGAAAAGTTCCTGCAAATCATCTTCAAGGTGATTGACTCCCACGAACAAGGGCTTCCCATCGGAAACTACACCTCGCCTTGGCTGGCAGAGCTGTACCTGCAACCGCTGGACAATCTTATCAAGCAGAAGCACAGAATCCGACACTATGTCCGATATGCTGACGATTTGGTACTGATTGACAGCAATAAACGAAAGCTGAGAAAAGCTCTCCATGACATCTTCGAGTTCGTGGGTGAGCTTGGCCTGTCCATCAAGCATGACTATCAGCTCTTTCGTATTCAGCAGTACTGCAAAGATAGGTCAGGCCGCAGAGGGCGAAAGATAGACTTCGTGGGACGATGTTTTGGCGTGGGCTTCACCACCATTCGCAAGCGGAGAGCATTGGCTCTCATGCGGCAAAGCAGGTTTATCCAGAAACTACAGAGAGAAAACCGACCTATCGCATACAGAATCGCTTCCGGGTTTATCTCCCGGTGCGCCTGTTTCAAGCATACCAATTCCTACGCAATGAGGAAGAAGTACTGCGAGACAGTCAACATCAAGAAGTTGAAGGAGGTTATCAGCAATGAGAGTAAGAGGAAATGTCTCTCCCAACTCGCTCACCATTGAACCGTTCGCACCCATGCCGGGGTATGTGGAAGTGCGTCTGAGGGAGAACATCAAGGACATCACCATGGTCGATGAAATGACCGAGCGTGAAGTCACCATGTTCGAGTATGACGAGTACACTTTCCATCTGGCTGGCAAAGAAGGTCTGCGAGAGGAAATCGAAGGAAACATGAGCAACTGGCTTATCACCGGCAGGACGCTTGAAATCAACGAGGGTGCAAGCATTGTGCAGGACATGAAGGAAGCTCTGGAAATTGTGGGGGTGAGCGTATGAGCATGATTGAACAGGCAAAAGCAATCCGTGACGCTATGGACTACGCAGGTGCGAGTCTGGACGAGGACACCGCCCTGATTTGCGTTGCGCTGTATCGTCCTTGGAAGGTCGGTGTGAACTACAAGGTGAACGACCGTTTCACCTACGGCGTGAACAGCGTGGGAGACCCCCAGCTCTATCGTGTGGCACAGGCTCACACCTCTCAGGACGATTGGAGACCTGACGCTGTTCCTGCCCTGTACACACCCCTCGGTCTCAACGAGGAGGGCTACCCCATCTGGACTCAGCCCATCGGCACACATGACGCATACAACACCGGGGACATTGTCCAGTACAAGGACAAGCTCTACAGGTCGTTGATTGACGGCAATGTGTGGTCTCCCGAAGCCTACCCGCAGGGGTGGGAGGAATACACCCCTACTAAGTAATTTCAGCGAAGGAGAAGCCCGATGGACGAGTTTTTGAAGGTTTTTGGCGATATTACGATTTCCACGGTTGCGGTAGTCATTGTCGCACTGGTATTCCTCTGGAAGTTGTACACCATCGTCAAAAACCACCTGATTGAGAAGTATAAGCAGGAAGAAGAAAAAGAGAAAAAGATGCAGGAGGTAATCGAACAGGCAAGCAATTATCCGAAGTGGCATGAGCAGAGTGTCAAAATCCAGAAGCAGTTTTCGGAGACCATTGCCGCCATTCAAACGGCTCAACTCAACAATCTGGAAAGCCTGAACCGTTTGGCGAAGATGATTGCCGAGAACGAAGCTACTACATGCCGGTATAGGATTTTACGCTTCAACGATGAAATCCTGCACGAGCAAAAACATACGAAAGAGCATTTCGACCAGATTCTCGATGATGTCACTCGGTACGAGAAGTTCTGCGCCGAACATCCTGAGTACGAGAACAACAAGGCTGTTCTGGCTATCGAGAACATCAAGAGAGTCTATCAGAACTGCTCCAACGAAAACACTTTCTTGTAAGGAGGATTGATAGCATGGCTTACACAAACAGCCCACTCGTGACCTACACCAAGCTCACCTCGAACCATTCCGGGCAGAGAAAGCACATCATTGACACCATCACCATTCACTGCATTGTCGGACAGTGGACGGCAAAGCAGGGGTGCGATTACTTTGCCAACACGGACAGGCAGTGTTCGGCAAACTATGTCGTGGGTAAAGACGGTTCTATCGGCCTGTCCGTTGAGGAAAAGAACCGCTCTTGGTGTTCTGGTGGCACTGACAAGTACGGGAACCCTATCCGGGTAAACGGTATCTCTGGCGCAGACAATGACCACCGGGCAATCACAATCGAGGTGGCGAGTGACACCACCCACCCCTATGCCGTGACAGACCAAGCGTACAATGCTCTGGTCAGGCTGGTTGCAGACATCTGCAAGCGCAACGGCATTAAGAAGCTCCTCTGGAAAGGGGACAAGTCCCTTGTGGGGAAAGTCAGTGAGCAGAACATGACTGTACACCGCTGGTTCGCACAGAAAGCGTGTCCCGGCGATTATCTGTACAACAGACATGCTCAGATTGCCGTAGAGGTCAACAAACTTCTCGGCAATGCTTCCGACACACCCGCACCGCCGAAGCCCCCTGCTCAGAAAACCCTCTACAGGGTGCGTAAGAGCTGGTCTGACACAAAGAGTCAGCTCGGTGCTTTCTCCGTTCTGGCAAACGCCAAGTCTCTGGTGGACAAGAACCCCGGCTACAAGGTCTTTGACGAGAGCGGCAAGGTAGTGTACGAGAAGGGCGGTACTTCCACCGCTTCTGTTCCCTATATCGTGCGTGTGACCGCCACCGACCTGTATATCCGCAGGGGTGCTGGCACGAACTACGGCACGAACGGCTTCATCAAGCCGGGTGTCTACACCATCGTTGAGGAGCAGGACGGTCAGGGTGCTACCAAGTGGGGCAAGCTGAAATCCGGGGCTGGTTGGATTTCGCTTGACTTCGTCCAGAAGCTCTAATGCCACGGCGCAGACGGAAGAAGCAGAAACCCGTTTGGGAGTTCTCCAAGAGAATTGTGGTGGCAGTGTTCGTTATCAACATCGTGGTGATTGCGTTCGCTCTCGTCATGATGTGGCGAACCTGCGACCTCTCTCCGATGGCATATCTCATTCCAGCCGTTGCCGCAGAGACCGCAACGGGGACTGGCTTCTACTACACAAAAGCAAAGGTCGAGAATCGCATTAAGCTGATGAAACAGTACAATGTCGAACCGACTGAGCAATCTTTCAATGAACAAGGAGGATTTTAACCATGATTGACCTTACTCCCATCATCACCGCAGTTCTGACCCTGATTATCTCCCTGATTTCCGCTTTCTTGATTCCCTATATCAAGGCGAAAACCACGGACGAGCAGTTCAAGACCATCAAGCTGTGGGTGCAGGTTGCCGTGCAAGCGGCAGAAATGCTCTATGTGGGCAGTGGCAGAGGTGAGGAAAAGAAGAAATATGTGCTGGATTTCCTCAACAGCAAGGGCTTCACCCTGAACACCGAGGAGATTGACAACCTCATTGAGTCCGCTGTCTTGGAGCTGAAACAGGCCGAGCAGAAGTAGTAAAAGTAGTTCAAAATCGGTTTTTGCGTAAACTTTCTCTATATATGCGCATACTAAGCAAAAGTTACACGCAAAAACCCAAGAACAACTACTTTAACTACTTCGCCAAGAACAAGAACAATAACTTCACACAACAAGAGGAGGTAGGCATAATCAGCCTACCTCCTCTATGTTCATAACAAATCCGAAGCAATGTTTGACGAAAAACAAGGTGTTCGGATTTGCACTGTTTGGTGGAGCGAAACACGCTATATCCGAACACGAGAGCGTAGCGGTGTTTTGCCCTGATATGTTGAAGGTGAAGACAATTCTTCTCCCTTTGTCCCCTTCATCATAGACATACACCGAGTTCACCAGCGTGTCTATCACCCTACGCTTGTACTCGACATCATCTATATTGCCACTCTTGAACGAGTAGAGCCAGTACATTATGCGCTCTTTCGTCAGGAGTGGCTTTTTCATTTCCTCGCTGGCGATTCTTCCCTCTATCTCGTTCTTCTCAAGTTCCAGCTCGTCCATCCTCTCCTTGGTGGACGGGGTGATAATGCCCTGCTCGATGGCAGTCATGAGGTTCTTGATTTTCTTCTTAACCTCTTTCAGCTCGTTTCGTAGACCATCAATGTAGGTGGTGTCAGCAGACTCCTTCTCGATAATCTCCATGGCCTTGACCGCAATGCGCTCTATGTTTTCATCGGTCAGCACTTTTTGGACAGTGAAGCGAACCACCAACTCCTCCATCCAGTCTTTCTTCTCCACGGCCTTATTACACTTGTGCTTGCGCTTGCGCTCTATGCACTTGTAGTAGTGATGGAGCTTTCCAGACTTTGAAGTGCCGCTCTCTCCCACCATGGAGGAGCCGCAGTGACCGCAAAACAGCTTGGCGGTGAGAAGGTAATCGTCCTTGGCCTTGTTCCTTGCACGGGCTGAATAGTTGTGCTTGAGGGTAGCTTGAACCTTGTCAAACAGCTCCCGGCTTATGATGGGCGGGACACCACCCTCCACCACGACATCCGCAAACCGATATACGCCTATGTACCTGTCGTTCTTCAACATGGTGCGTAGGCTATTTTTGTTGAACGCATTTCCTCGTGCGGTCTTATAGCCACGCTTGTTGCACTCGTTGATGATTTGCGTAGCCGACATACCGTCAGCGTACATCTGGAAAATCTCTTGAACGATTCTTGCTCCAACGGGGTCTATCTTGTACCTTCTGTCTTCGCCTACCGTGTACCCCAAGGGCATACCGGCTCCACCGTTGGCAATGCACTGCAATGCGTTTTCCTTCATGCCCCGTTTGATGTTGCGTGACAGGTTCTCCGAGTAGTACTCGGCATACCCCTCCAACACGGACTCAAGGATAATGCCCTCTGGCGTGTCGGGCATTGGCTGTTTGGCATAGTAGACCCGCACACCGTTCTTTTTCAGTTTTGCTTTGTAGATGGCAGAGTCGTACCTATTTCGAGCGAAACGGTCAAGGGTATACATTATCACCGCTTCAAACTGCCCCTTCTCGCTGTCCTTTATGAGCCGTTGGAAGCTCGGTCGATTGTCGGTCTTTCCTGAGATTGCCTTATCGCAGTACTCACCGATGATGGTCATTCCGTTTTTCAGCGCAAAGTCGTGACACTCCCGAAGCTGTCCCTCTATGGATTCTTCCCTTTGGCTATGGCTCGAATATCTGGCATAGATTACCGCTTTCGTAGTATCACCTCCAACGCCTTTTTACGCATGAGCAATTCTATGGGGACTATCTTCTCCGTTCGTAGGAACTTCTTTATCCCCCTCCAATTCTTCACGGTTCTCATATTCATAGGCCATGCTCATGAACTCGTGTTTGCTCCGTCTGGAAAGCGAACGGTAGATTCTGAGCAAATCTTCTTCGTCCTCGTTCTGAGGGGTGTCCTTCGGAGCGAGGTCTTCTTCGTCCATGAAGAAGTCAATGACGGAACAGTGCAGGATTTTAGCCATTGCCACCATTTCTTCTTCCTTGGGCAGAGACCCCTTGTTGATTGCACTGGTGAACGAGGACGAACCCTTTACCTCTTTCACAACCGCCGTGAGGTTTGTCCCACGCTCAAGGCAAATCCGATTGATGTTCTCTTTGAAAGACATTGCAATTCTCCTTCCGCAAATTTTAATTCGGATTATTTGAATTACCCTCTTGACAATTCGCAAAAGAAGAACTATAATAAGACCAAGAAGTTCGGGAATAGCGAATTGACAATAAGAAGCCGACCCCCTTGAAAGTGGCAGTTTCGAGGAGGTTGAGGTTTGATTACTCCTATAAGAATAATAACATCAATTCGGCTTACTGTCAAGGCAATTCTCGTTTTCTGAATCATGAGAGGAGGTAAAAGCATGAGTCATATTCAGGAGCGAATGAAGCGGCTTGGTATTAAGCAGGTGGATTTGATTCTTGAACTGCGTAAGCGAGGTATCACAGTTCAGCCACCCGAAATGTCGAGCATTGTTCGTGGGGTCTATACCTACCCCAAGGCTAAGGTGGTTCTGGATGAATGTGACAAAATCCTCACTGAATACGAGTCTCAGTGACTCCCAAGTATCAGACCTCGCACGACCCTTGATGGGTCTCTTGGAGAAGTTCTATGCAGACCCGAAAAATGAGGAGGATTTTCAAAAATGGCTACGCAATGTAGAGAAAGCAAAAAGAGACCCAAGTACAACCTGAAAAAGCTCGGTGTCTTCCTTGCCGTGCTGGTGCTGGCAGGAGGAGCGGCAGGTTATCTGCTTGGAGTTCTCACCACACCGCACAAGACGGTGACTGTCACTAAAACCATCGAAGTCCCGGTTCACGAGACGGACGGTTTACCGCAGGAGACCGAAGTGTTCCTGTTCGATGTTCCCCTGTCAGACTCTTTGCAGAGGTACATCTACGAAATCTGCGCAGACAAAGGTGTCCCGGTGACACTGGCTCTCGCCATGATTGAACATGAGAGCGGATTCAACCCGGAGGTGGTAAGCTCCACCAACGATTACGGTCTCATGCAAATCAATGCCATAAACCACGAGTGGCTTGAGGAGAAGTACAGAACGGCTGACTTCCTCAATCCGTACCAGAACGCTTTCTGCGGTATCACCATCATCGGTAGCTACATTGAGAAGTACGGTGATTACGGCAAGGCTCTCATGGCATACAACATGGGAAATTACGGAGCGCAAAAGGCATGGGAGAATGGGGTCACAAGCACCGCCTATTCCACCAAGATTCTCGGTCTTATGGACGAGTACGAGGAGGTGTTACGCAATGACAAACAAGAAGCTCGGAAATAGCTTCGAGTCCGTCTTCTGCGAAATCCTCTTTCGGGAGGGGTTCTGGTGTCACAACCTCGCTCAAAACCAAGCTGGGCAACCCGCCGATGTGATTGCGGTCAGAGACGGCAAGTCTTATCTGATTGACTGCAAAGTCTGTTCGAGAGGGAGATTCCCATTCTCCCGTATCGAGGACAATCAGCACACCGCCATGAGAGCTTGGCAGGAAAGCGGGAACGGAACTGGCTGGTTCGCCCTCAAGTGCGAAGGATACATCTTCATGCTCGATTATGACACGCTGAAACGCCTGTCCAAGACTCAATCGAGTATCAGCTTCAGGGACATGTGCTTCTATGGGCGAGTACTGGAAGCGTGGGTGGTGTTTGCATGATAATCACCGTCTCGAACACTCTGACCATCGACAACCCCTCGGCAGAACTGCTCGTGTGGTGCAGTAAGCACATGCGGATTGCGAACCCTGAGTACCAGAAGAAAGTCCGCATGAACTTGTGGCTCGGCAACACACCGAAGACCCTCTGCTTATACGAGCAGAGAGGAACCAGTATCGTTCTACCGTTCGGAACGCTGAGGTCACTCCCTGAGTCCGTCCGAAAGAACGCTGTCTTCATAGGCGATTTTAAGGCCGCTGAGGAGGTCTCTTATGGAGGGGTGGATATTCCCCTCTATGACTACCAAAAGGCCGCTGTGGACGCTGTGGCGGCTGGACAGTACGGTATTTTGCAAAGCCCCGCAGGAAGCGGAAAAACCCAAATGGGCATTGCCCTTGTGAAGCGGTTTGGGAAGAAAGCCCTTTGGCTGACTCACACGCTGGACTTGCTCAGGCAGAGCAAAGAACGAGCAGAACTGTACATGGACAAGCGGGTTATCGGAACCATCACCGAGGGCAAGGTCAATATCGGAAGCGGTATCACCTTTGCCACCATCCAGACCATGTGCAAGCTCAATCTGGCTCAGTACAAAGACCTGTGGGACACCATCATCGTGGACGAGTGCCACCGCTGTTCCGGGACACCGACCGCCATGACGCAGTTCTACAAGGTGCTGAACAGTTTGTCCGCTCGGCACAAAATCGGTCTCTCGGCAACGGTACATCGGTCTGACGGCATGATTGAAGCCACCTACGCCCTGCTCGGTCATGTTATATACACCGTTCCTGACAAGGCGGTGGGTGACAAAATCATGAAGGTTGGTATTCTCCCCATTGCGACAGGGGTGGAACTTAGCCGAGATTGCCTGAACACCGATGGGACACTGAACTACATGAAGATGGTCACTTACCTCACCGAAAACCTACGCCGGGAGGAAGTGATTGTGAACACCATCAAGCTCAACGAGGGCAAGAGCTGTCTGATTCTCTCCGACCGGCTCAGTCACTTGGAACACCTCATGAACTGGCTACCAGCGCACATGAGACGGGACGCTGTGATGGTGAGCGGCAAAATGACAACGAAGAAGGGCAAAGCGGAGCGAGAGAAAGCCATTGAGGACATGCGCTCAGGTAGGAAAAAGTACCTGTTCGCAACCTACTCTCTGGCGAAAGAGGGGTTGGACATACCCCGCTTGGAGCGGCTGTTCCTCACCACCCCTCAGAAGGACTACGCTGTCGTGACGCAGAGCATTGGCAGAATCGCTCGTGTCTTCGATGGTAAGGCAGAACCTATCGCCTATGACTTCGTTGACGATGTCGCATACCTCGTGAAGTCCTACAAAAAGCGTTGTACTACCTACCGTAAAAACGGTTGTTATTTCGTGGAATAGGAGGTGAACCAGTGAGACTGATTGTCTACGATGTGGAGGTCTTCTGCGAAGACTGGCTTGTGGTCTTCAAGGACACAGAGACCGGCAAGTACACCATCGTCCACAACGACAACGAGGAGCTGAAACAGTGCATTACCGAGGACAACATCTATGTGGGTTTCAACTCCAAACACTACGACCAATTCATCATCAAGGCTATCTGCTGTGGCTTCGTACCGCAGGAAGTGAAAGCGGTCAATGACTACCTCATTGGAGGTGGTCAGGGTTGGGAATACCCCGCCCTGAGGGATTTCTTCTTCCGCTTCAACAATGTGGACATCAAAGACGATATGCAGATGGGCTTGTCCCTCAAGGCCATTGAGGGTCACTTAGGACTGTCCGTTGAGGAGTCCACCGTCCCCTTCGACATCGACCGGGCTTTGACCGAAGACGAGCTGAAAGAGACCGCCAAGTACTGTATGCACGATGTTGACACGACTGAGCGGCTTGTGGAGCTTCGGAAGGACTATCTCAAGAACAAAGTCCACATTGGCAAACTGGCGGGGCTGGACGATGTGAAAGCCATGGGCATGACCAACGCCAAGCTGACCGCCGCCCTGCTGAAAGCGACCAAGCAACCCCATGACGATGAACGCAAGTATGTGTACCCTTCGCACCTCAAGCGAGAGTACATCCCGCAGGAGATTTTCGATTTCTTTGACAAGATGTACGACCCGTCAATCTCGGACACGGAGCTGTTCAGCGAGAAGCAGACATTCTCCATCGGTGAGTGTCCCGGTGTCGTGGGATATGGTGGTATTCACGCCGCAATCCCGAACTACTTCTTCGAGGAGACCGATGAACGGGTTATCCGCAACAAGGATGTGGCGAGTTACTACCCGCACCTCATGACGCTGTGTGGTTACACCTCCCGCAACATCCCCTCGGCGCAGGTCTTCGAGGAAGTGCTGGAAACCCGTATGAAAGCCAAGGCAAGCGGAGACAAGGCCACCGCAAACGCCCTCAAGCTGGTTGTGAACACGACCTACGGCGCACTGCTCAACAGGTACAACGACCTGTTTGACCCCCTCATGGGACGCTCTGTGTGTATCACCGGGCAGTTGTTCCTCCTTGAGCTGGCTGAACACCTGTACGCTGACATTCCGGGGCTGAAAATCGTCCAGCTCAACACGGACGGTATCATGGTCGAGTGCAATCGAGCCGACCTCGGAAAGCTGGACGAAATCTGTGACGAGTGGCAGAAGCGCACCGGCTTTGAGCTGGAAGAAGACTCCGTGATGAAGATTGCGCAGAAGGATGTGAACAACTATATCGAAGTGCAACCGAGCGAAGAGGTCAAAGAAAAGGGCGGCTATCTTGTCAAGGGCATTTCCAGCGTGGGTGCTTGGAAAATCAACAATTCCTGCTGTATCGTTGCGACCGCTCTCCGAGAGTACTTCGTTCACGGTACACCCGTGGAAGACACCATCAATGGCTGTGACGATATTTTCCAGTTCCAGATTATTGCAAAGGCTGGGGCGAAATATCGTGAAGCATATCACCTTGTCGATGGCGTACAAGTCCCGGTACAGCGAGTGAACCGGGTATATGCAACGGCAGACGAGCGATACGGGAAGCTGTTCAAAGTCAAGGCTGAGAACGAGTCTACCGCCAAAATCGAAATGCTCCCGGAGCATTGTATCATCGACAACGATAACCACCTGACCATTGCCGATGTGGACAAGCAGTTCTACATCGACATGGCACGAAAGCGAGTCAATGACTTTTTGGGTATCAAGCCCGAAAAGAAGAAAACAACAAGGAGGACAAAAGCAATGGCAACGACCACTAAAACCGAGAATGTCTATCAAAAACTCATTAAGGCGAGAGAGCAGTTCCTCAACGCCGATGTCCAGAAGACCGGCAAGAACATGCACCTGTCGTTCAAGTACTTCGAGCTGGACGATATTGTTCCCCCGGCAATCCGTATCTTCTCGGCAATCGGTCTCGTGCCTGTGGTGAACTTCACCGCTGATACCGGCACTATGACGATTATCAACACCGACAACCCGGAGGACACCGTTTCGTTCGTGGCTCCCTTCAACCAGATTGCTCCTATCATGAGCAACACCGGCAAACAGGCCACCAACGAAATGCAAGCCCTTGGTTCGTCCATCACCTACATGCGCCGCTACCTCTACATGATGGCACTGGACATCTGCGAGAGCGACACCATTGACGCAAACGCTGGCAAGCCTGTCCCTGCTGACACCGCTCCCGCCCCCGCCGCTCCCAAGGCTCCCGCTACTCCCCAACAGCGTCAGGAGGTCAAGGAGGAGCTGACCGCACCGGCTGACAATGCCACCACCTTGCAGATTAAGGGTCTCAAGAGCGTCCTCAAGAAGCTCAAGGACAGCGACCCCACTAAGGAGGAGCTGATTGCTCAGATTGCGGTGCAGACCAAGGGGTTCACCGAAATCAGCAAGTCCGACTGCGAAGCCCTGATTACCCGAATCACCGCCATGCTGGAAGGAGGAAATGAGTGATGAAGTGGCTTGACTCCAAGCAGATTCAGATTACGCCGCCCAAGCGCACCAAGAAAGTCACCGGCACACGCTTTGCCACCATTCTCGGCCTGAACCCTTGGTCTACCCCGTTTGAAATGTGGTGCGCTATCACCAAGACCTACGAGAAGCCCTTCGAGGACACCATCTACACCATTGCCGGTAAGACCATCGAGCCGAAACAGGCCGAGTACATGAAGAAGTCCTACGGCATGGACTTGATTACTCCCACCGACCGCTACGGGCAGGACTATTTCAACAAGACTTGGGGCGATTTCTTCCCGGAGAACCCCTACTTCGGCGGCATGTGGGACTATCTCGGTGTGGACGAGAACGGCACGGTGGACACCGTACTCGAAATGAAGACCACCAAGCGTATCGAGGACTGGCAGAATGACGCTCCTGAGTACTACGCATTACAGGCGGCTCTCTACGCCTACCTGCTCGGTGTGGACAATGTCATTATGGTCGCTTCCTTCCTTGAGGAGAAGGACTACGAAGACCCGTCCAAGTTCGTCCCCAACATCAAGAACACCATCACGGTGGAGTTCAAGGTCAGTGAGCGTTACCCGGACTTCGAGCGCATGGTCGCTGAGGTGAAGTCTTGGTGGGGCGAGTATGTGACGGGTGGTATCTCCCCGGTCTATGACGAGAAGAAGGACGCTGAGATTCTGGCGGCTCTGCGCACCCACAATCTCACCCCGGACACCGACATTGACGCTCTCATTAAGGAAGCCGAAGGTCTCAAGAAGGAGGTCGATATGACCGCCGCCGCAATCGCCGACAAGGAGAAGCGGCTGAAAGAGATTTCCGACATCATCAAGGAACACGCTATGACGCAGTTCCGTGACGGTGACAAGAAGGTCGAAATCAAGGGTTCGACCTACACTTGGACGGTATCTCGTTCGGAGACCACCACCATCGACAAGAAAGCTCTGGAAGCTGACGGTCTGCTTGAGAAGTACCAGAAGAAGTCTGAGCAGTACCGCATGACTGTGAAATAAGGAGGATTATCATGAAGTTTCAGAAATTCGTAAAGGCTCTTGGGTCTGACGGTATCGTGTACAATCGCAAGAATGGTGAACGCTGGCTTGCTTCCGAGCGAGTGTTCATGAAAATCCCGGAGGACATCCGTAGCGTCACCTGTGCTGACATTGCCGACATGCCCGATTTCGTGGAGAACATCATCAACTACGACAGCTTCACCAACCCCTGCGACCTCGCCAAAGCTGTCATGCCGTATGCCGATGGGGTCATTAAGGACTGCGTCCGCATTTACGAGACCGAGGACAGGCAGAGCAAGGTTGCCATTGACAACGGCTCCTACGCCCTCATTGAGCGCAAGGACACTGTCGAAATGTACGCTCAGTTCGATACCGAGAGCGAGACCAGCGAGGGCAAGGCTCTGGTTATCAAGCGTCCCGCCTGTCTCGTCTCTGACGAGGAAGTAATCGGCCTGATTTTCCCGACCGATTACGAGGAGTGAGGTGAAGACCATGTATATCGACCCGTTTGTGGCTGGCGTGGTTTCTACCATTCTGGTTGAGCTGATTCTGATTGTGGGCTACGCCATGTATGTGAGCGCAAAGAAGAAGTAAGGAGGACAAAGACAATGGCACGAATCCCGATGACGAGTGGTTTCACTCTCATTCCCGAAGGAACCTATGTGTTCCGTGTGTATGCCGCTACCTATGACGAGGAGTTTGGCAAGATTGAGGTCAAGCTGGTGAACGCCGCTGGCATGACCCATACCGAGCGATTCTCCATCAAGGACAACAATGACGAGCTGAACGAAAAGGCTTTGAACGCCTTTTCCTACTTCGCCAAGACCGTGATGGGTGACTACACCTTGGAAGACATCGACCCGGCAGAGCTTATCGACCACTTCATCTGTGCTGAGGTGGTACACACCAAGCTCCCTTCCAACAAAGACCCGAACAAGATGGTCACTTTCGCCAACCTCGGCGAGAAGTCCCCGGCAGAGTACTTCGACACTGAGCCGGTTGCCCGTGCGCTGACGCTCGGTAAGACCGAAGCCGCTCCCGCCACTGCGAAACCTGCTACCGTCCCGGCTCCCGCCACCGCCGCTCCCGCTCCTGCGGCAAAAGGGCTTGACCTTGAGGCTCTGCTCAGCAGTCTGTAATTCGTGGCAATCAAGTGTTGCAAGGACTGTGTAGCACCCAAACGCCATGCTGGTTGTCATGCCACTTGCGCCCAATACCTGTCTGAGAAGCAAGAATATGAAAAGCTCGAGGAGAAGGAGCGCAAGTGGCGTGAAACCATGAATGGCCTTTACACGCAGAGGGAGCGGGCTTTACGCAGGGCTTTGCGGAGTAGGAGGAAATGATATGGAGATTGCAAAGGACGATATGGGAAAAGCGAAGCTCTCCCTCGTCCCGGTTCAAATCATTCGTGACATTGCGGTCGTTCGGGAGTATGGCACGGAGAAGTACCACGACCCCGACAACTGGAAGAAAGTCGAACTGCAACGCTATATTGACGCTTTTTACCGGCACTGGCTGTCCTTCATCGAAGACAACAACTCCAAGGACGCTGAGAGCGGTATCGAGCATTACAAGCACATGGCTTGCAACATGGCGTTCATCTGTGAACTGATGAAGGAGAAAGCCAATGACTGAATTAGAGCGAGTACAGCTTTTTGAAGCCGCAGGTCTGGACAGAATCGTGTCTCGTGAGTTCAAGACCTACCTGATGGAAAACGGCTTCTTTCACGCCCCGGCAAGCACCAAGTACCACGGGGCATACGAGGGCGGTCTGTTCGACCATTCGCTGATGGTAATGAACACGCTCGTAGACCTGTCTGCGAAGAATGGTCTGAAATGGCGCAGAGTGGAAAGCCCCTTCATTGTGGGTATGTTCCACGACCTGTGCAAAATCGACCAGTACCGCCACCCCATCAAGGAGACGCTTTATGTCGGCTCCGAGGAGACCACCATCTATGACGAGCAAGCGTGGGAGTACAACCCCAACACGCTCGTCAAGGGACATGGAGATAAATCGGTCATTCTCCTGTCTCAGCACATGACGCTGACCGAGGAGGAGTCCATGTGTATTCTCTACCACATGGGTGCTTTCACCGACAAAGAGCATTGGAGGAGCTTCACTGACGCTGTTCACAAGTTCCCGAATGTACTCTGGACACATCACGCAGACATGATTGCGTCTCATGTGGTGGGTGTCTGATATGCCGATATTCAAGAAGAACCGAGGTCACATCTTTGCTGTGAAGTTCAGCGCAAAGGAGCAGAAAGCCATTGACGCTGAAATACTCCGTCAGTGCGCCGAGTTCGACAGAAAGAACGAGCTTGAAATGAACTCCGTCATTCTGTGGGTTCTGCATGAGCGGTTCGGCTTTGGGAAGAAGCGGCTGAGGAGGTTCTTTGAGAGCTATGCCGCCGAGCTGGACGCTCTGGAAAAGCGGTACGAAATGGGCAACGAGGACATGGCTTGGCTGTGTAGGCACAAGCTGGAACGATACGGCATTGACATTGCCGAATGGAACAAGGAGGGCAAACAATGAACTATAAGCTGAAAAGCGTGAACGGGAAAGTGACTTTCCTGCTTCGCACCGGCAAGGACTTGGTGAAAAACCAGATGGCGGTTGCTTCCGCTCAGCACATCATCGACCACGGTGAGATGAAAAAGTCCGATGTGGAGGGCTACCCCATCAACATCAACAACGAGTGGTACTTCGAGGGCGAGGTCTTTAAGCGCACCACTCCCAAGAAGACTGAGGACAAAGCGGAGGTTGAGGAATGAGAACTTTCTATACCGATTACATCCAGCACTGCATGAAGTTCTACGCTCGACACCCCAACCCCAAGTTCCGCTCTGACGCTGATAAGCAGAACTGGTACGCCTGTGAGAACGCCTTGAAGAGCTTCACCGACAGCGAAAGAGAGATTCTGCTGTTCATCTATCAGGAGGGCGATACCATTCCTGACAATGTCTACAAGGTCTCCGTGACCAAGAACATCAAGCAGGACAGAGTGTGGGCTTTGGTCAACGAGTTGGAGCGCAAGGTCGCTAAGAGGAGGAACCTGATTTGACACGCTACGAGAACATTCCCGAAGAACTGAAACAACTGAATCAGTGGGTCTGTACTCGTAGCGACAGCAAAGTTCCGATGAAAGCGACCGCACCAGAAGCCGCTTCCTCTACCAATCCTGAAACATGGTCTTCCTTCGACACGGCTTGCAAGGCCGTGTCGGAGGGACACTATGACTACTGCGGGTTCGTGTTCGATGATAATGGCTATGTGGGGATTGACATTGACGATGGGTATGACCAAGACGGTTTCCTCTCCCCTCTGGCGGCAGAAATCATAGGGCTGTGTGAGAGCTACACCGAGAAGTCCAAGAGCGGCAGGGGCTTTCACATACTGCTCAGGGGGACTCTCCCCTTCAAGGGCAAGAACAACCTCGCAGGGGTGGAGATTTACAAAGCGGCTCGGTACTTCATCATGACCGGCGATACGCTCCTGTACGACACCATTGTGGAAGACCAAGGAGCCATTGATTGTGTGGTGGAAAAGTACTTCCCTGAGACCAGAGAGGAAAAGGCCGGGGAGCGATACGGCGGCAGGATTTACTCTCCGATATGGAGTCTTCCTGAGAACAACCGTATAAAGCTCCGTCCCGTTTATCCTCGGATTCCCGATGGAAGTCGGAACATCTGTCTGACTTCTCTCGCAGGTATGCTCCACAATCAGGGGTACAGCAAACAGCAAATCTATGACGAGCTGTTGTACGCCAACATGGTGGCCTGTGACCCGCCCCTCGACCGAAACGAAATCCGAACCATCTGTAACAGCGTGACTCGTTACAAGAGATAAGATATAACACGGAAAAGATAAAAAATATTTCCGAGAGGGTTGACAAATAATCTTTTCCGTGTTATTATCTAATCACAACAAGGCAATAAATTATCTCATTCAGATTAAGGAGGATTACATCATGACTCAAGACTTTTACCGGGGGGGACATCTTCTTCATTGCTCACTCTCCCGTCTCTGGCTCCGAGCAGGGTGGTCATAGACCCGGCGTTATCGTTTCCAACGACCTCGCCAACAGGTACTCTCCCAATGTGGAGGTTGTGTTCCTGACCTCTCAGGAGAAGAAGCCCATGCCCACGCATGTGCCGGTTCAGTGCAAAGTTCCTTCGACCGCCCTGTGCGAGAACATCCAGACGGTCTCGAAAGAACGGCTTTACGGCTTCGTCCGTTCCTGCACGGCTGAGGAAATGAAGCAGATTGACTCCGCTCTGCTGTATTCGCTCGGTATCCGTTCTGCCAGCATGGAGGAAGCTCCGCAACAGGCGGCGAACACTCCCGACCCGAAAGCTGACATCCAGTGCCGGGAGGAAATCGAGAGAGACCTGTACAAGAATCTGTACGAACAGCTCTTGGAGCGAGTAATGAATAAATAAGGAGGTTCACCATGTTTGTCACACTCATTCAGGCAACGCCTGACCCTATCAATACCATTGCGGCAATCGCAAGTATCTGCTATGACAGCGACCCCAAGAACCCGCTTGGGCTGGTGAAGCACCTGTACCGCAACGGACACCATAGCGTGTTCGAGCATATCTACTTCACCTTCAAAATCGAGGGTATCTCCCGTGCCTGTTCTCACCAGCTCGTGCGGCATAGGCACTGTAGCTTCACTCAGCGGTCTCAGCGATACTGCTCGGAGGATGGTTTCTCGGCGGTACTGCCACGCTCTATTGAGGAGCTGGGCGGTAAATGGGATTACGGCTTGGTGCTGAATCATATCGCAGAGTTTTACGAGCTGTCCCAAAAGGTTGGAGTTCCCAACGAGGACGCTCGGTATGTCCTCCCCAACGCCTGTGAGACCGCCCTATTCCTCTCCTGCAATCTGCGAGAGCTGATTCACATGAGCAACGAACGGCTGTGCCTGAGAGCGCAGTGGGAAATCCGAGAGCTGATGAAGCAGATGGTGTCCCTTGTAGACCCTGCGCTTCACTTCATGCTCGTCCCCAAGTGCAAGAGCGGTCGTATCGTCTGCCATGAGAAGTGCGGAGGTGTTGACGATGGCGAATAAAATGACGGTTAAGGGCTGGGACGAGATTCAGAGTGACTACGAGCGTATGCAGGGAATGTCGTGCGTTCCCGCTGTCATTCGCAAGGTGGCTCAGAACCATGTCTTCGATGAAAACCAGTCCGTGAAGTGGAACCGTGACAAGGTGGCTGAAAACAACGCCGCATACCAAGCGGAGGTTGCTCGTCTCAACACCGCCAAGAACAAGGCGAGAGACGCTATCCATGAGGACATCTACCGTGCTATTCAAAGCGAGGTCGGACACGGGCTGACTCGTGATGGAGCAAGAAAACTTTGGGAATACGCCTACGACAAAGGCCATGCGCATGGAAGCTATGCAATCATAAGCTACCTCGAAGACCTTCTCGTATTGGTATATGGGGTGCTGGACGATGTCAAACGATAACAAACTCTACTGTCTCCTCCTGCTGGCTTCTCAGGCAATCACCAACCCTGAGGGGTGGGTGTGTCGCAAGGATAACTGCGCTTGGTGGGTGGAGGACAAACAGAAATGTGCAATCGCAGCAGGAGGTGAACGCAACCGTGGCAAGTGATAGAGAGCTGTTCGAGCTTCGTAACGGCAGAGTCATTATGGACGAAGACCTGTCCGAGAAGATGTACACCATCAAGTCCTACCACCCTGAGAAAGCTGACGAGTACAGCTCCGGGTTCGAGTGGTCGGAAATGGGCATGGCGAACCTGTTCGGGATTCTCTACAACCGGGAAGCTCGTTACTGCACCGAGCATAAGAGCTGGTACACCTACTTTGAGGGTGCATGGCGCAAGGACGAGGGCGCAATCCTCGTCTCGGAGAAAATCAAAGACTTCGTGCGGTTGATGATTCTCTACTGCGGGGAAATCGTGGACGATGAAACCCGCAAGTCCTACACCTCCTTCGTGAACAAGATGGGTGACAGACGCATGAGAGACCGAATCCTCAAGGACGCAACCGGCGAACTGCGTATCTCTGCGACTGACTTTGACGCTGACCCCTATCTCATAAACTGCCTGAACGGAACCTACTCTCTGCGGGACTTCTCTTTCCGGGAAGCCAAGTGGGACGATTTTCTCACCATGCAGACCAACTTCCGTCACACCGTCCGCAGGGACATTCGCTGTGAGCGGTGGGAGCAGTTCATTGACGAGGTCACTCAGAACGACAAGGACAAAGCTGATTTCCTGCAACGCTCCCTTGGCTACTCCATCCTCGGCATGAGCAACGAGGAGTGCATGTTCATTCTGCACGGCAAGACCACCCGCAACGGCAAGTCCACGCTCCTCAACACGATTGAGACCATGCTCGGTGACTACGCCAAGGTTGCCCCTGTCGGTATGATTTGCCGAGGAGACCGGCAAAAGGACGCAGAAGCGGCTTCTCCTACCCTCGCCGGTCTCAAGGGCAAGCGGTTTGTCACCATGAGCGAGTCCAACGAGTACGGCAAGCTGGACGAGGAGAAAATCAAGCAGTTCACGGGTGGTGAGGAAATCTCCGCTCGTGCGCTGTACCAGTCGGCAATCACCTACAAGCCGCAGTTCACCCTCTGGCTGTCCTGTAATGACCTCCCGATGGTGACGGACAAGAGCTTGTTCGCTTCCGAGCGTATCAAGGTGATTGAGTTCAACCGGCATTTCTCTCCCGCCGAGCAGGACACTCACCTCAAGGACGAGCTGACCTCTCAGGAAGCCATGAGCGGCATTTTCATGTGGCTGGTGCGTGGGTATATCAAGTACAAGGAACACGGTCTCGCCATGTCTGAGTCCTTGAGGTCTGTCGTGACGAAGTACGAGCGAGAGAATGACCTTGTGCTTCAATTCCTCGAAAACCGCTGTGTGCGAGTCCCGGAGGACGAGAACAACCCCTTCGGTGAGAAGGGCAAGCGCACCAACATCAAGGCGAAAGACCTCTACCAAGCGTTCAAGATGTGGGCGAAGTCCGAGGGAGCCTATGTGCTGTCGGCGAGGAAGTTCAATTCCGAAATGGAGCGTCACCCCGAATGGTTTGACCGCAAATCGACTTCCAGCGGCTTCGTAATCTATTGGGGTCTGAAATTGAAGGAGATTGTTTGACATGACCAGATGGCAGTATGAGGATTTGCAGGAACAGCTCTCCCGAAAAATGAGGGACAATCCCTATGGCAAGAACGGGAACTACAAATACGAGGAGGGCTACAAGCAAGGTATTCTTGCGGCGAAAAGCGTCCTGTCGAACTTCTATCATCGGCTTGAGGAGGAAAGCGAAAATGTATGATGTAATCGACAAAAGCACCTTGAAGCCGGGTGATGTCGTGGGAGTCAGAATGAAAACTCAAATCGGGTGGGGGTTCTTCCGCTACCCGAAGACTATCCCCCTGACTATCGAGCGTATCACCCCAGCTCGTACCAAGTTCGTCATGACCAACGGGGCAGAGCTTGGCAGGAACGCCGTCTTTTACCCCATCACGGCAGAGACGAACCATAGAACCCATGTTGCCAAGTGCGCAGAGAAAATCAGCTCCTCTCTCATGGCTCTCGAAAGATTGCAGAGGGACGGCAAACTTTTCTCGCAGGACGATGATTTCATCGTGAAGTGCGCCGAGCGACTGGAACAGATTTTGCATGAGGTGGTGTAACAAAATGAGTGACCTTAAAATCTTCACTGACAATATCGAACCCGAAGCCCTGAACCAGATTTACACTCTCGTGAAGCAACCCGTCTTCGCTGACTGCAAGGTTCGTATCATGCCCGATGTCCACGCAGGAGCCGGGTGTGTAATCGGCTTCACCGCCGACTTGGGCGACAAGGTGATTCCGAACATCGTGGGTGTAGACATCGGGTGCGGTATGCGCACCGTTGAACTCGGACAAATCAACATCGACTTCGCCGCCCTCGACTCTGCCATTCGTGAGCATATCCCCTCTGGCAGAGAGGTGCGCAAGAGCGAGTATGTTCGTTTCGAAATGCTGGACGAGCTTCGGTGCTACCGTCACCTGAAAGACATCGACCGCATTAAGAGAAGCATTGGCACTCTTGGCGGCGGCAACCACTTCATCGAAATCGACATGGACGAGTACGGCAACAAGTTCCTCATTATCCACACGGGAAGCCGCAACCTCGGAAAGCAGGTAGCAGAGTACTATCAGGCTCTCGCCGTGGAGACCATGTCGGGCAAAGACCTGCTGTACAAGCGGCAGGAGCAGTTGATTGCCGAGTACACGGCGCAGGGACGAAAGAAGGAAATCGAGAAAGCTATCCGGGAGCTTCACCGCAAGTTCAGCCCGAACCCTCTCGGTATTCCGAAGGAGCTGTGCTACCTCACCGGCGAGAATCGTGAAGACTATCTGCACGACATGAGAATCTGCCAGCGGTACGCCGCCCTCAACCGCTATGCCATTGCCGAGACCATTCTCGATGTGATGGGCTGGAACCATTGGGGTGGTTTCGAGACCATTCACAACTACATCGACTTGGAGACGAACATGGTTCGCAAGGGAGCTATCTCTGCCAAGGCCGGTGAACTCCTGCTCATTCCTATCAACATGAGAGACGGCTGTATCATCGGCAAAGGTAAAGGCAACCCGGATTGGAACTACTCTGCCCCGCACGGCGCAGGTCGTATCATGAGCCGTAGCAAGGCGAAGGAGCTGGTGAGTCTCGCCGACTTTGAGGACTCCATGAAGGGTATCTTCACTACCTCGGTCAGTCAGTCCACGATTGATGAAAGCCCGATGGTCTACAAGCCCATGGCAGAAATCGTGGCGAATATCGCCGAGACGGTGGACATTCTCATGGTCATTAAACCTCTGTACAACTACAAGGCAAGCGAGTGAGGTGTGACTATGGACGAACTTTTGGGGCTTATCGCAGACATCAATCCGACTGAAATCGCAAGCCACATTGAGCAAGGAAATCTCGCCGAGTGGTGCGAGGGCTGGCGGCAGGTAGCGACTGTGACGGTCGAAAACCTCAGATTATCCGAATCGGATTGAAAAATCATCAAAAATGACATTTGCGAAATAATCTTTGTAGGACTACTACTTGTCTTTTCGCAAAGTTATAGGAGAAGTAGTAAAAGTAGTTCAAATCTTGATTTTGCGTAAAAGTCTCCTATAAGGGGGTCTATATAGCGAAAGTTTACGCAAAAACTGATTTTCAACTACTTTAACTACTTTATAAGAATAAGAAGAAAGAGGACTCTTTTGAGCCGAAAGAGGACTCTCTGAGGAGGTAAGAACGACTATGGCAACAAAGAGAAACAACCCGAAGGGCATTGGATTGCCCACGAGTACCAGCTCTCTCACACTTGACGCTGGGGATAATGCCAAGTACACCAGCATGAACCTGCACTTCATGAACATGCCCAAGATTGATTTGCATGATGAGGTTGCGGTACAGAACAGGCTCAATGAGTATTTCAACCTCATGGTGGATAGCGATATGAAGCCCTCCGTGTCTGGTATGGCTATGGCGTTAGGGATTGACAGGAGAAGACTGTGGGAAATCAAGACAGGTAACACACAAGGCAGTGGAGCCATGGGTGGGCTGTCCTCGTTGCCGCAAGGCGTTACGGACTTGGTAAAAAAAGCGTACCAACTTTTGGAATGTCTGTGGGAGGACTACATGCTCAACGGCAAAATCAACCCCATGGCGGGTGTGTTCCTCGGAGTCAACAACTATGGCTATCAGGATGTCAAGAAGGTGGATGTGACTCCCGTACTCCCCGACAGCAACAAGGACAACGACTATGACCCCGACTCTATCCGAGAGCGATACCTTATCGACTCTGGCAACGACTCCGACTCTGAGAGCGACTAACGACTCTCGACTATGAAACGACTATCGACTATCGACTATGAAACCGCCGCTTGGAACCCTCGGCTTCTGCTGGGAGGAAAAGCGGCGGTTTTTCTGTCGTTTTCACGGGATAGCACTTTACAGTGGTAAAGCAACGGGGCGGGGTGGCGGTTTCATGGGGTGACGCTTTACACCAATAAAGCGACAGGGGCGGGAGCCTGTCCCGGTGGAGCGGAACGGCGGCGGGGTTCGGTTTTTGCCTATATAATGTATAGCGGACAACAAACAATCCGAAAAAGATAAAAAATTTCAGAAAACCCCTTGACAATTCGGAAAAGGCGAATTATACTATAATCACAACAGGACAACAAACAATCCGAAACGGATAATAAAGGGAGGTTCACACCATGAAAAAGTATTTCGCCGTTTCTTTCAAGTACTCGGAAAGCGTGTTCTGCTCCAATATCGCCCACGCAGAGACCGCCGAAGCTGTAGCCGCTCATTATTCCCGGTATGAATGGGTAGACATCCGGGAAGCCGAAGCGCACGAAGTAGAAACCGCTCGCCGCAAGGGTATGCCGATTGTCGAAATCGAGACCACCGAAGCCGCCACCAATGAAAAGGAGGAAACCACCGTGAAAGAGTTCACCGAGTTAAAAAAAATCGTCCACGAGGACGAAGAGCAGACCGCCGAAACCCGCCGTTTTTACATCGTCAACGGCTATTGGCCTACATGGGCAGAGGAACACCGGGGAGAGCCTGACCGGGGCTTGAGAGAGTATAGCACCGCTTTGCGTTGGGAGCAGTACAAAGTCGGGGAAATCAGCCGGGAAAAGGCCGTGGAGCTTGCCACAAAGCGAGCCTTGAAAGCTGTCGAGAAGGACACCGCCGCAAAGCTGGCACGGCTCGACAGAGTAGCCGCCTGTCCTTTATTTCGATTTCCGTTGATTGGGTGCGCTCTCGCACTTGGGGCAACAATCCCCACGCAGAAGCCCGAACGAATACCGGCGTTTTCACCGGGACGGCGAGCGGGTGCGGCTATGACAAGGAAAGCGCCGCTATTGCGGACGCTCTGAACCAGTGCGACAGCGTGTTGAAAGCTCTTTACACCCTCAAAGAAGAAGGGCTTCGGGCTGGTCTCAGTGACAAGAGCAAAACCGCCGCTTGCGGTCGATCGAATGGTAATATCTGCGGCTATGGGGCGGGGGACGGGGCTATTCCCTATTTTGAAGGCGGCGTTGGGGCTTCTTGCTTCTGGTCTATCCTCAAGAAGTGCGGCTTCTCCACCTCTTGCCACCACGGGAAACACAGCGATTTCTACAGCGTATCGAAGGAGGGGGCTTGATGGTCAGATTTACAAGTGGGGATTTGCGCCGCCTTGCTGACGCAATCGACAACCGGGAAAAATACGGCAATATGTGCGGGGTGGTGTATCTGCGCATGAAGAAGCACCCCAACGGGAAAGAGTTTGCCGAGTTTGAACAGCCTTGCGCCTATGCCGAGTGTTACAGCAATTTTTACAGATTCGAGGAGGTAGAACGATGAATTACAACGAGATTGCAAGACAGAACCTTGACGCACTCATGAAGGAAATAGCCGAGTATACCCGGCTTTCCGAGGAGGTCAGCGCAACCCTTGACAGCTTGCGGGACACCCTGAAAACCTACATGACGGAAAACGGCCTTGACACCGTGACGGGGAGCGAACACAAAGCGAGCTACAAGAAAGTGACCAGCTCCCGCCTTGATTCGGCGGCACTCAAGAAGGAGCTTCCCGAAATCGCCGCCAAGTATACCAAGACCACGGAAACCCGGCGTTTCCTGTTCGTGTGAAGAGGTGTAGAAAATGGGCTTTGTGTTCCTGCTGGTTTTCCCGTTCGTGCTGTTGGCTGAGATTCTGAAACGAAATTGAAAGTGCATACCCCCGCCCCTTGT